TGGCCTGAAAAAAGTGCGGAGGGTTCAGACCCTCTCGGCGGCGCGGGCGCGATGCCCCTGCCGACTTCGATGTGCGGCGCGATGCCGGCGAGGAGTGATGACGAATGTCTCGAGGTGGTGCGCGCAACCGATCCGGTCCCGCTGCGGACCCGAACTCGGGGCGTTCTGACCGCCGCGGCTACGTGCTGACGGCGCTTCCCAGTTCCTACGACGGGCCGATCCCCGACTTCCCCCTGGATGGCGCTTCGGCCCGCGAGGTCGAGCTGTGGGAGCAGAAGTGGCGCGGCCCGCATGGTGCGGCCTGGTCACAGCCGAGCGAGGCATGGCGCATCTGGGACGTCGCTCTGTGGGTGCGGACGGCCGTTCGTTGCGAGGCCGCCGACGCAAATGCCGCTCTGATCTCGAACCTTCACCGCCTCGGCGACCGTGTCGGCCTTTCGACGGCGGGTCTGGCCGAGATGGGCTGGTCGATCGCGACGGACGACCTCGCCGAGCTCCGGGACGACAAGCCGGCAGCCCGGAAGTCGTCGCGCGACCGGCTCAAGGTCGTGGGCGGCGATGAGTGATGGCCTGGCCCTGGACTTCAACCCGAACCAGACTCTCGGCTTCCTCGTGGCTGACTGGATCGAGCGCCATTGCCGCGTTCCTTCCGGCGTCTACGAGAACGAGCCGCTCGAGTTCAACGGCTGGCAGCTCTACTGCACGGCGAACCACTACCGGATCAAGCCTGATGCCGTAGTCGACGACCGGCGCCTCGTTGCGCCGTTCATGTACCGCCGCTCAATCGTCGTCGGGCCGCAGAAGTGCGGTAAGTCGCCGTGGGGCGCGGGCATGTTGCTCGCCGAGGGTGTAGGCCCGACGCTGTTCGCCGGCTGGGCGAAGGGCGGCGAGGTCTACCGCTGCTCCGATCACGGCTGCGGCTGCGGCTGGGAGCGCGAGTACGAGGCTGGCGAGGCGATGGGAGTCCCGCGGCGCAAGTCGCTCCTGGGACTCCTGGCCTACGCGGAGACGCAGACGCAGAACGTCTACGAGCCGCTCCAGACGATGATCCACTCTGGGCCGCTCGCTGAGTTCGTCTCCGTCCGAGAGGGCTTCATCCGCCTCCCGAACCGCGGCAAGATCGTCCCGCTGTCGTCGGCTGCGAAGTCGAAGCTCGGACAGCCGCTCACGGGTGGCCTCGGGGATGAGTCGGGGCTGTACACGGCTGCGAACAAGGTGCTCGACACCTGGCAGACGATGCGCCGCGGTATCGCGGCCATGCAGGGCCGGACCATCGAGCTCACGAACCCGTGGGATCCGATGGAGAACAGCGCGGCTCAGCAGGCGTTCGAGTCGCGGGCCACGGACATCTTCCGCTACTACCGCAAGCCGCCGCCTGAGCTGTCCTACGCCAACAAGCGCGACCGGCACAAGATCCACGTCCATGTGTACGAGGACTCCCCCTGGGTGGACCCGGCCACGATCGACGCGGAGGCTGCCGAGCTGGTCGAGACGGACCCGACGCAGGCGGAACGCTTCTTCGGCAATCGGCTCGTGCAGGGTCTGGGCTCGTATCTCGACGAGGAACTCATCGAGGCGCGAACTTCGGAGCCTTCGAGCGAGGTGCGCATCTGCCTCGGGTTTGACGGTTCGACGTCGTCCGACTGGACGGCGCTTCGTGCCGAGACGGTCGACGGTCACCGGTTCACCCCGACCTACCTCGTAGGTAATGAGGAGCGGCCGGCGTACTGGGATCCCTCGGTGCTCCCTCATGGGCGCATTGACCGGGCCGAGGTCCGGGCGGCGGTCGAGCAGATCTTCAAGCGTTACAAGGTCGCTCGGATGTACTGCGACCCGCGCGACTGGCAGACCGAGATTGACGAGTGGGCGATGGAGTACGGCGAGAAGGTCGTGCTGCAGTGGCCGACGAACCAGATCGGGCGCATGTTCCCGGCTCTGGACCGCTACTTCGTCGACATGACGGAGGGCGCGACGCGGCATTCCGCAGACAAGGTGTGGAAGACGCACGCATTGAACGCCCGGAAGGTTGCCAAGAATGGCGACCGCTACATCTTGGGCAAGCCGTCCGAGCACCAGAAGATCGACGTCCTCATGGTCGATGTGCTCGCGCACGAGGCCGCTGCCGATATGCGCGCTGAGGGCTGGACCGAAACCGACAGGCGAATGATCGTATTCCGCTAAGGGAGGCATCGTGGCACTGACTCCCGACGAGAAGGCGATTATTGGCGAGTTGACGGAGACGGCCACGCTTCTGGCTCCGCATGACGAGAAGATGTCGCGGTACTACGACGGGAGCCGCCGGCTCGAACAGCTCGGGCTGGCGGTTCCTCCGACTCTGCGACGCTTTGAGACGACGCTGAACTGGCCTCGGGTCGTCATCGACACGATCGAGAACCGCCAGGACGTGCGGGCGCTCCTTCGTCCGGGCAGCGACGTCGCCGACGAGGATCTGATGAACCTCTGGCGCGAGAACAACCTCGACTCCGAGCTCTCGCTGCTGAACAAGGATCTGCTGATCTACGGGCGCGCGTTCATGTGCGTCGGTGCGAACGCGGACAACCCGAAGTCGCCGCTGATGACCGTGGAGTCTCCCCGCGAGATCACGGTTTCGGTGGATCGCCGTACGCGGCGGATCCAGTCGGCGTTGCGGCTGTACAACGTCGAGAACGGCGTGCCCCAGAACGCGACGCTCTACATGCCGGACTACACGCTCTGGCTGGAGTTCAAGAGCGGCGCGTGGTTCCAGGTTGACCGCGACGACCACCGTCTTGGGCGGGTGCCGGTCGTGATGTTCCTGAACCGACGTCGCACGGGCGAGTGGCGCGGCACGTCGGAGATGGTCGACATCATCCCGCTGACGGACGCTGCGGCCCGCACGCTGACCAACCTGCAGCTCGCTCAGGAGACGCTCGCCGTCCCGCAGAGGTACGCGCTGGGCGTGACCCAGGGCGACTTCGTGGACGCCGACGGCAAGCCGCTGCCGGTGTGGGAGGCGTACTACGGGAAGTTCATGGCGTCGGCCAACCCTGACGCGAAGCTGGGGCAGCTCGACGCGGCGAACCTCAAGAACTTCCACGACACGGTGAACCACTACGGGCAGCTCGCATCGAGCGTCACGGGGTTCCCGGTGAAGTACTTCGGCCAGTTCACGTCGAACCCGGCTGCTGAGGGTGCGATCCGCGCGGACGAGGCGCAGATGGTCAAGGCCATCGAGCGCAAGAACGCGAACGTCGGCAACGCGCTCGGGTGGGCGTTCGGCATTGCCGAGCGACTCATCACGGGGTCGTGGCCCGACTCCAACCGCATCCAGGTCGAGTGGCACGACCCGGGCACGCCGACCTTCGCACAGAAGGCGGACGCACTCCAGAAGCTCGCGGGCGGGGTTCCGATCCTGTCGCGCGAGGGCGCCTGGGACGAGCTCGGCTGGTCCGACGCTCGCAAGGACCGGGAGCGCGAGTACTTCAAGCAGGAGTCCGGCGACCCGTACCTGGGCTTGATGAACGCGAAGGATGAGGCTAACCGTGCTGACGCAGACCCTCCCGCAAGTGGCGACGGAGTACAGCCGCCGGCAGCGGGCGGAGATAGCGGCGGCACTGGCAGCGGCCAGCAGGCAGTGGCGCCGGGTCGGTGACAACTTCGACGCCGGCTGGTCGCTGATCGGCACGACGTTGACGGCGATCTCGAACCGGGCGCAGACGAACGTTGCCCGCGGTGCGGCGGCGTTCATCCCGGCAGTCCTCGAGGAGACCGGCCAGTCGGCCGCGACCTCGGAACGGATCGACACCCGCCCACTGATCGGTGCGGCTGGTGACGGCCGGCCGCTCGAGTCGCTGCTCTACGGGTCGGTCACGACGGCGAAGACAGCGATTGCCGACGGCTCGACGGTCGCACAGGCACTCACCGCGGGCGGACAGTTCTTGACCCTGTCTCTCGGCACGGCGCTCTCGGACACGGGGCGCCATGCCGAGAGCTTGGCGATGGGCGTACGTCCGGTCTCGGGCTACGTGCGGATGCTCACTCCCCCGTCGTGCTCGCGCTGCGTGATCCTCGCGGGCCAGTGGTACCGCAAGAGCCAAGGGTTCGCGCGTCACCCCGGCTGCGACTGCCGGCACATCCCGGCCAGCGAGTCGGTGGCCGGCGACATGACGGTGAGCCCGCTCGACTACTTCGACTCGCTCTCACCCGACGAGCAGGCCCGCACGTTCACCGCTGCGGGCGCTGAGGCGATCCGCAACGGCGCCGATATTCACCAGGTCGTCAACGCACGCCGAGGCGTCAGCGTGGCGCAGGTGGGCGGTCGCAAGTCCCTCGTCACCACGAGCGGCACCTCGAAGCGCGGCCTGTACGGGTCACGCGTTCGTGGCAAGGCGCGACTGATGCCCGAGACGATCGCGCGCATCGCGACCAGCAAGGAGGACTACCTCCGGTTGCTGCGCGCCAACGCCTACATCTTCTGACTTCCCTTCCCGTGCGATGCGGGCGGGGTTCACCACCGAGCGATTCGGGAGACACCCAATGTCGGAGCAGACCGGCGCGCCCGCCGAGGGCGCACAGAACCCCGAGGCCACGCAGGGCGACCCTGCCGACAAGCCCCTGGGTCCGAACGGCGAGAAGGCCCTCAAGAGCGAGCGGGAGGCGCGGGCGGCTGCTGAGAAGCAGGCGGCCGAGCTCAAGGCTCAGCTCGACCAGATCGAGGCAGCGAACCTGTCCGAGCTGGAGAGGGCACAGCGGGCGGCGCAGGAAGCGCAGTCCCAGCTCGCCGAGATCACCCGCCAGAACCTGCGGAACAGCGTGGCGCTCGCGAAGGGCGTCCCGGCTGACCTCGTGGAGTTCCTGACCGGCGAGTCCGAGCAGGAGATCTCTGCCAAGGCGGAAGTCCTCATGGCTCGGCTCAGCGCGCCGACGTCGCCCAAGCCTGACCCCTCCCAGGGAGCCGGGTCGGGCGCAGCGAAGGGGTCCGCCGCGGACCAGTTCGCCGAGTTCTTCAACTCTCAGCTCGGGGGGTAACCCCGGAAAGGACCTGTCATGGTCGACATTTCACGCACCACCACCAATGTGGCGGACCTTCTGCCCAAGGAGGTCTCCTCGGAGATCATCGCCAAGATGCAGGAGGCGTCGGTCGTGCAGACCCTCGCCCGTCGCGTCTCCGTCCCCGGCTACGGCCTCACCATCCCGGTGATCTCGGGCGAGCCGACGGCAGACTGGGTCGCTGAGACCGCCGAGAAGCCGGTCTCGCGGCACACGCTGAACAAGCTCGTGCTGACCCCGAAGAAGCTCGCCGTGATCGAGCCCTTCTCGGACGAGTTCCGCCGCGACCTGCCCGGCCTGTACGCCGAGCTCGCGCGCCGCCTGCCGAACGCGCTCGCCCGGAAGTTCGACGCCGAGGCGCTCTACGGCAACCGGTCGCAGATCGGGTCGCTGTACGACGAGACGAAGGCCGCGTCCACCAACGCGGACACTGTCCAGCTCGACGGCACGGACACCTACGGCGACGTCCTCGCGGGCATCACCAAGGTGGCCGACAACGGCTACGACGCCAACGGGATCGCGATCACGCCGACCGGTGAGGCGCTGCTCATGGGCGCCACGACCACGGCCGGCTCGCCGCTGTTCATCCCCTCGGCGATGAACTCGCGCGGCGTCGGTTCGGTCTTCGGCCGTCCGGTCTTCCGCTCGCGCTTCGTCGGTGCGACCGGTCTGGACCTGGATGGGTCCGGCGTCGGTACCACCAACTTCACGTCGCTCGGCATCGTGGGTCAGTGGGACCAGGCCCTCTGGGGCACGGTCGAGGGCGTCAAGGTCTCGTTCTCGGACCAGGCCACGCTCAACGACGGCGGCACGCAGCTCAACCTCTGGCAGCGCAACATGTTCGCCGTCCGCGCGGAGATCGAGATTGGCTTCGTGGTTGCTGACCCGAAGGCGTTCGTTCTCTACCGTACGGCCGCTTCCTGACCTGACGGCTGACAGCAGAACACAGGAGGTGGGGCGGTCGTGCCTTACGCAACCGTTGAAGACGTGGCCGCACGGCTCGGCCGCCCCATCGCCACCGACTCCGAGATCGCCCAGGTGGAAGCCTGGCTCTCGGACGTCGAGCTCATCGTCCGGTCGAGGATCCCGAACCTCTCCGACCTTGTGACGGCGGGCAACCCGTCGCATCAGGTCGTCGTGATGGTCGAGTCGAACGCGGTCATCCGCAAGATCCAGAACCCTGACGGCAAGGCGTCGGAGCGGATCGACGACTACTACTACCAGCTCGACGCGAACGCAGCCCGCGGCGACCTGTTCCTGACGGACATCGAGTGGGACCTGCTCATGCCGGATACGGGTTCGGGCCGGTCGTTCACCATCACGCCCTATGGCCTGCCGGATCGGCGGGACTGCGGGACGTGGATCACGCCGACGACATGGGTTCCTGACCCGTGACGGCCGACGGCGCCACTCGAGCGGGGCGCGCCTTGGCCGCTCGTTACTTCGCCCAGACCGGCACGACGGTATCCATCGGGCGCGATACGGGCGCCATGGATCCCGAGACGTTCGATCCGATCCTTACGCCTCTCTACTCGGGCCCTGGTCGCGTGCAGACCTACGAGCCTGTGCAGCGGGACGTCGAGGTCGGTGGCGGTCGGGCGGCGATCCAGCGGTATGCGGTGCATGTGCCGATCGAGTCGTGCCGGCCCGAGGTCGGCGACGTCGTGACGGTGACCGCGTGCGCCCTGGACGCCAACCTCGTGGGCCGCGAGTTCACCGTGCGCGGCCTGCTCCACAAGTCCGCCGCCACCGCTTACCGGCTGGTGGTGGACGACGACAACGACTTCGGGGAGT